GGAGAAAATCCAAAAACTAAAGTGCATGAAAAAACTGCTTGGAGAATTAAGTTCTTTGACGGAGAGGAAAAGATATTGGTTAAGTATAAGATAATAGAGTATCTCTCAATGGCATACAGAAAGGCTGTCGGTCATTTTGAAAAAAGAAATGTTGTAACAACAAGTGGAAATACTGTTGTTTGGTTTATTATTTTTCAAGATGGCGAAAGTGGAGATTTGCTCGGTAAAAATGAATTTTGTACGAAACTTACTGATGGACACATGCAGAGAAACCAGGACGAAGTAAAACAATTCCAAGCTCCAGAATCCCCAATCTTCACAGACCCCATTACCTCTCCAGAGGACAGAATAAAGGTGGATAAATTCAGGGATCAGGTGAAGGAAGATGAATACAAGGAATTAATCAGAAAAGATGCAGAGCCACACCCCGATGCAATGGGGTATGCAGATACGAAATAATCTGATGATGCTGGTAGAACGAGGGACCTAGATGGCCCCTCGTTTGATGTTTATTTAATCTCTATTGTTCTGGCTTTTTTACTGTCAGGAACAATATGCTCCAAAGAAATTTTTAGAAGCCCGTCTTTCAACTCGGCATCCTTAACTTCAATGTCATCCGCAATCGTGAAAGATTTGGAGAAATATTTTTTAGATATTCCCTGATGAATTAAATCATCACTGTCTTTCTTTTCCTCCTTCACGGATTTAATGGTAAGCTGTCCATTGGAAAACTTCACCTCAATATTTTTCTTGTTGTAGCCAGCAAGGGCCATCTCAATATTGTAGGTGTAGTCCCCCGTCTTGCAAATATTGTAATGGGGGTAGGTGGACATGGACCAGTCATCCTCAAACATTTTCTCGAAATGATTGAAGGCTGCATCGAAACCGATGGATCGAGGTCGCAGTTGGTTAAATATAGAAATTGCTTTATTCATTGTAACTCCTTTCAAAGCAAGTTCATTTCCCAATACCCATAATGGCATATTGGCAAAATGGCATAAAAAAAAGGGGAAGCAGATGTTACTCCACTTCCCCTTATCTATTTCTTATCAATGTTTTCTTGTAAAATTTTTAGAAACCATGAGTTATCTTTTATAACTGTTAGTAATCCGTTTGTTATTGAGTTCACTACTATCTCCTCATTTGAATCTTTAGACAAAATATTCCCCTCTTGTGTCAAGCTCATTTCGTAAGCTACTGCATGTATAACTTCATGGAGTAGAGTGTTCGCAAAATCTTGCGGTGTTAAGTCCTGTTGTATTTCAATCTTGTTTGCTCGGTGATGGTATTCACCGTAACTATCCGTCTGCTTGGCAAAGTCTGATCGAATAAACTCAATAGTAATATCTTTATATCCAACCTTNATTTTTGTTGGACATTTAATCATGTTTTCTTTTTCTTCTTTTTCTTCTTGTAGGGACCGTAATCCTTTGTCCATTTTTTAGCGATCTTTGGATGGTTGGCCCACATATATTTTTCCTGTGCTTTAGATGTGAATGACATTATAAATTATGCCGCTCCCCCTGATGTCATTTTATAAATGACGAATAAAACAACCAGAGTAACAATTCCTGCNTTNATCCAGTCTTTCATCTTCCAATCGGACCACTCTTTCAAGTGTGTCCATAAATCTTTAAGTAAGTTCATATAACCTCCTACTGTTTTGGTTGGTCAATATTTACNTTCTTCACTTTTTCGTATGAACGCAAAGCACCCATACCNAGTAACGCCATGACCAAAGGCATTAAAGTTCCCATGTCCAGTTCAGGTAATGGTTTAGTTTCCCAATTAAATGTAGCAATCAGAAACATTAAAAATTGTTTTAATACATATTCCCAAAAGATAGCTAATGCACAACTGAAACCAATGAGAGGCCTCCAGATGCGTTGTATCATTCCTGATACTCCCCCTGCTTTGCTTTGTGCGTCAGCAAGGTTAATATCCATTTGTCTTTTTTTAAGTTCGGCTTCAATTTTAGCTATTGTATTTCTTGCAGCAAGACGCTCCTCATCACTNGTATGAATTTCGTCAATTACTTTTGATACAGCTTGAATTGCTCCACCGCCAAATAATTTTCCTAATCCTAATACCATTAAATNTTCCTCATTATCTCCGCTAATTTATACTCCACACATACCTTCGCATTCATCACCCATATCTCCAAACATATCTAATTGATTTTTTTTCTTTGCAAAATCTACCTCATCTAAAGGTTGCAGACTTGGATGTAGGTATAAAGGTTTATCAAAAGGATATTTGTTGGTATGTGGTTTTCTTAATTTATGATCTATTTCAACCGCAATTTTAAAATCTTCTTGACGGCTTTCTTTCATCTCCTGCCATGTTTGGTTGTCATGGTAAGGGCAAAAAATACACGCTGATTTTTTTGGTAAGGCAAATCCGTTTTTTGCCATCCAGTTTAAACAATCGAATCTTCTCATTCTCTTATCTATGAGAGGAAAAATGTTTTCTACATAAGCATCTCTGCTTTCCCTCATGCGGTTCATTTCATCAAGGGAGATTCCAATCCATTGTTTAACCTTAATTTCTTTTCCTCCTCGTTGCCCCTTTTTTAATCCGAGTAATTCTCTTACCTTTTTTCTGATAGGTTGAATTTTATAATCATTCGTACATTGTCGTCTAATAAAACCCTTATCCATATAGGCAGGGGGACCTGAATAGCGTGCAGTTTTACCTTCAATCGCCTTCATAGTATGGGTTTGAATATCCCCATAGTTATCTTTAAAGTCTGCTTTGACTACATATAAAGGAATATTAATAATTTTTTTTAGTTTATTTATCTGGTCATAGACATAGGAAGGTTCCATTCCTGTGTCAGCGAATATTGCTCCGTCCGCTTTAGGCAATTCTCCNATAGTTGACATCATCAGCATAGTGGTTGACTGAACACCNGCTCCTAGAGAAATNATATTTAACATAATTTATGATAATTTTAACATGATCTCACTTAATTCTCTAGCTCTGTTTGGTACTTGTCTNGCCCATTTACTGTCCAGCATTTCCTTTGATGCTTCAGGATAGTTCTTATCTTCCAGGGCAGNCAGCATTTTCTTGAATCGGCTAGCTCTTGGNCCTCCCAAATTAAAACAAAGGTTAATCAGGCAGGCAAAAGCGTCTGGATGAATANTNTCCTCAACNATGAGCTTGCGTGCATCATTCAGGGCAATATTAAAATCATAGTCAAAGGTCTGGTCAAGAACCTTGCGTGGATACACTTTACTGTCGCTCCACTTTTCATTGTCCAGGCATAGATGACCATAGCCAACTGTTCGGTTGCCGAGATGGTCAAGGTAGACCTTATCCCGATAGCCTTCATGCNTTTTTATGCTGTCTTTAATTTTATCGTAGTTCAATCTGGGTCTGTTCCTTCCCATTTGTCAAAATCGTACCCGCCACCACCGCCAAGGTCCTTTACTATATNTATATGCTGTTNGACCTTTGCACCAACCAAACTCTTNACCTTTTCAAGATACACTATNGCATCTCCCAGTTCTTCCTGGACTTCGTTTATCCATTCGACATATCCCTTGGTGGATGTTNCCATCGTATTGCCGTATTTCTTNATGCCTNTATNGGCTCTCCTGGCAATTCGGTCTATGACCTTTTGAACTAAAGGATCTTTGGTTTTTGTTTTCATATCTTGCCAACCCATCGTCCCTTGTCATTCAGCAGCATGCTGTATAACCGTGGTGATGAATCAATGATGGCAGCACATCCCAAAATGGGACGCTTGAGAAAATTCTTTTGGTAGCGAAAGGCATCAGCCTTCGGATTAATCAGACAGCCCACATTCATNGCAAAGTTTAATGCTGTCGGACTGCTCCAGAACTGGATGCTTAATCCAAGTGTATGATAGTGGCCCTGCACAAAACTGCACCCTAGTTCCTTTGAACTTGATAAGGCATTTTGCTTGAAGTTATGGGTGAAATATACTGACTGGCCGTTTGGCATCGTCAGGATGATCTTGTCATGCCAGGTCCACTTCGCCTTGACTTCGAGAATGGAATTAATGTTCCTAATCATGGAGCGAGGGATGCCCACCAACTCTGCCTTGCGTAATAATCGCAGGTCATGGTTCCCCCAGCATATCTGCATCTTGGGAAATAACTTCTCTAAAGTCTTAATTTCTTTTTTTGCTTTTTCCAGTTCAAATACTGGTGAATCTATATTGGGATCAGATGGTCTGCTGCATTGAACACTTCCAAAATCNAAAANATCACCAATGGATATTACATGGTCGGGCCTGACATCCTTCTTGACCTTTTCCAAAAACTCAAAGGCTTGAGGATGCTGGAAGGGCAANTGAATATCTGAAATTATCAGAATATTTTTCACTNTCATGTCTTTACTAAATGAAATCGTTTTTTGTCAACCATTTTNNGGGATACAATCATACCACTCACTTGCTACAAAGCCTCTAGTGGGCTTCCTAGACAGTTTTTTTTTGAGGCTATACCGTCATTATTGAGTAAACNGCNCNNAACAGCAATCCGAGTATCATAAAGCTACAAGTCCAAACAATCTTGAATATCGTATCAATCTTGGCACTCATGTGAAAAATATGGTTATCCAATTTCTGATTAATGAGCTTAAGTTCCCCGCCAATGCGGATAATATCTTT